CCGGGAGGGCGAACCCTCCCGCCTCCCTCAGCCCACGTATTCCGGTTTCATGTCTGCCAGGGTGATGCTGAACTGATCGTGCAGCTCATCACCCAGATGACGTTTCGCTGCCGCTAGAACTCGCTCAACTTCCCCAAATCGGTCCGCTGCATCCGGCTCATCCGGAGATGGCAGGGAGTTGATCGCGGCTTCTACTTTGTTGCGGTGATCCACCAGGTAATAGCGCTTCACAGCTTTATTTTTCAGCTCTGTGAACAGTGCAGTGCCAAGCAGTGCTTTCTGCGATTCAATATCAGCTCGGATTGCCTTGGCCTGGTCTACAGTGCTGGACGTATCGATGCGTTCGCGGATCTCATTTGCTAGTGCGTCCACGTTCGCTGCTGACTCCTGCACGCTGGTGGTGATATCAACCTCGCTGGTGATCTCTTCCACAGACATTCTCTGCGCTGGAGCCGGATTGATTTCACGTTCGGTGCGCTGCTCAACTTCGTCTGGGGTATAGACGCCAAGAATCACTTCCGGGCAATACAGTCGCGCCCAGGTATGCAATTTGCTGTTTAGGATTGGACACCCACAGAGGGGAATTGCGAGTTACAACACCAGACAGGTAAAGAGGTTCACCCCAGGTGATTTCTACCTCGCCGCGAAGAATGGCGCCAACCTGAACAAACAGGCCGATCTCATCCTCATCAGTCCAGCCGCGGACGCGCTCGGTGACGGTGTATTTCCCATTTTTTCCGTTCTTGTCTCGCGTAATTTCCTGTGTTCTGGTGCAGCGCTCCCAATCTCCGCCATAACGATAGTGAAAACGCCCGTGGATAGCGCTGGAACTCGCGATTACAGCGTTGACCAGTTGTGCTTCGTAACCAAGAACACCGTTCACCAGGTGTGTTTTCTGCGCTACTGCGTATGGATTCATGCCCCATTGCATTGCCTGCATAACAATCGCCATACAGTCAGCTGGTTTTCCGGCAAGGTGTGCCGGGACCGTCACCTGAGAATCGGCCATCAGGTTAGCGAATGCGGTTAACTGGCCCAGTGCCTGTACGTTAAAAATCGCGTTACTGGCTGAAATGGTGTTAGGTCCCTGCTGTTCAGCGGTAACAATATTGGTGTTTTCCATGATTTATCCCCTTATGCCTGAGTACGCAGCGCTTCAAGGCGGCGCAGGTCGAAGTCGTTCAGTTCGTCGGTGTAATCAGCGATGATTGGCGCTGGCCACTCGCCAGTGTCAAAGCCGGTAGCGATAGCGCGCATCGCCTTGCGGTACTCGAGCATGCCTAGTTCCAGAAGTTCGGCAGATGCCTCGATGATGGCGATCCAGTGGTAGTTCTCGTCTTTGTTGACGAAAATCCAGAAGAACTGGTCCAGTGCTGCGGTCTCGCAATACATTGCCGCGCTCAGGTGGTAGTCACGGTCGATGATTTCGCGGTGCAGTTTGGCGCGCAGGCCTTCCTGCTTAATGTTCCACATGCTGATGGTTTTCAGGTCGGCGCCGATGCGCACCCCGTCAAGGTCGATTTCCAGATCCGGGCGCACACGGACTTCCAGACCGGTTTCGTCGTCGAAGCCAAAGTAGCTGACTTCTACTGCGCGGCTCGGGTGTGTCAGTAGCTTGCCCGCGGTCGGGTGCTGGAGCAGGGCTTTCTGAATGTTCAGTGCAGTGCTCAGTTGCTGGCGGGTGACCAGCACTTTCCCATGCGGATTCTCGCGCCACGCATCCAACAGCTCGTCGGCGAAGACGGCTTCCGGATTAACAGACTTCACGGCCTGAATCAGATCCGCTTTGGTACCGGACACTTTCAGCGGTTGAGGTTTCTGCGCTTCCTGTGCAACCAGGTCAGGATTGATGATTGCCAACTGCTCGAGTAACGCATCACGGCTACCACTGGTTTTCACCTGTGCAGGAAGAGTGGCGTTGTATTCCTTGATGCAGGCTTTCATTGCCACTGCGGTCTGCTTCTGATCCGCTTCGATACGCTGGTACTCTTCGGGTAGCGACATATAGCTCTGGCCTGTTTCTTCCAGCGACCCGCCGAGCGGCAGTTGTGCAGGCAGAGTGGCGTTGTATTCCTCTAGCAAAGCTTTGATGTCGTCTGCGCTCAGTTGCGCTGGCAGGCTGGCGTTGTACTCATCAATAAACGCGCGGATCGTTGCCGTGGTGGTAAATGCGCCTTCCGGCATTACGGGTTCAACGCTGAATTCTTCATCGATTTGCTCTGGCTGCAACGCCAGCGCATGTACCAGGTTACCCATGTCCAGAACTGGAGAGCGTTCTTTGATGATGGTTTTCTCTACGTGACGCGCATTGAAGTACATCAGCGAAACACGTGCGTCTTTCACCTGGGTTGAGCTGATACCGTTCGCTGCGTGATAAACCTCGTTCGGCAACCCTTCATAGCGGCCTGGCTCAAAGTAAGCGGGATACACAACAGCCGGTTCGTCAGATTGTGCTTCTGGCTCGGTTTGATTCACTTTTTGGGCGTTTTGATGCGCAGATTCATCATTCTGATGCGCGTTTTCTGGTTTTTGTTTCACATCGGCTTGCTGGCCGGTATGTGACTCTTCACCAGTTTCCAGACTGCTTTCGCCTGTATGCAGCGCATCACCAGCCTGTTTTTCATCACTGACAGTTTCTTGAACCTGCACATTGCTGGTGGTCTCCGTTGCCTTTTTCGTGCCATGAGTTGCTGAGTTCTGAATCAAAGCCGTAACGTCGAATATTCCGTTGCCGACATTTTTAACCAGTTCTTTTTCTGTAGAGTGCTGGCTTGTCTCAGTTTTTACCCATTTCGGATCGTCAGGGTCGCTGATACCTTCGACGAACTCTCCACGCTGAGCAGCAAGTTGCTTACCAATTTCTTCCTTAGATTGGGTTTCGGAGTGGCGAGCCGCGCGTGGATCTTCCTCCCATTCGCTATAGCCGTTCGACTTCTTACCGTTGGAATAGATGCCGTTCTCTGCCAGCCACTTACGCGCCTGATCTCGAAGTATTACAGGACCGATATTCAGGCAGTCAGTCCAGTCAATAGCGCGAGTGACGCCGAAAATGGAGAGGGCATCGTATTCAAGGATGTCGTTAATATGAGAAATGACTTTGATGACTTTTGCCTGCACATCATCCCGAGAATCGATGAGGTTTTTCGCCGCTTTTAACTGTTCGATCGTGACTGAACCAGGTTCCGCGTCGGGATACATACGGGCAATACAGGATTCAACATTCAGGTTATAAACTGTTTGAGCAACGGCGCGTTTGTAGCGTTCTGCCGGAACTGGAGGCAACTCTTCTTTTTTCTCTTTTGTTTCCGGTGACACTACTTTGCTGATGCGGTTTCCGGTTGACCATTCTTTTACAAGCAGGCCACGATCAATATGAGGGGTGTCGAACCATTTTCTAAAAAAGCGGATGACCAGCCCCAGTTCCGGCGTTTTACCATTATTGGGAAATGCCTTTTTGAGGTCATTCACCACTCTGTGTATATCGATTTCCTGTGCTTTCTTAAATGGTTCTACGTTTTCAGCAGCCAGCAGCAGGTTCTGGACGTACGCGTCATCGGTGTCCATCTCAAGGCGGACAATCTCGTTTTTCTGCACGGCATCTACGTGATAGAGATATTCACCATCACCGATGAACTGGGCCAGTACGCGCTGGCGGAATGGCAGGGTGGCGACGGTAATCAGTGCTGGAGTGGTATGTTCCTCCAGTGCTTCACCTGTCCTGGTATCAACACCGTCAACGATATGCTGACGTGCTTCGGCGGCGGCATCAGAAGAGGGCAACGTAACGCCGGGTATTTGTTCCCATGTCATGTTGTCGTCGCGGAGGCGGTAGAAATCACAAAATGTTAAGCTGAGTTCGCCTTCTGGAGGCAATTCGTTAACGACAGGGAAATTAGTGGCCACAGCTTTAAAATAATCTTTCAGCTTTGCGCCGGTTTTAATCAACAAATAATCCAGCGTTGCATTTACAGCCTCAAAATCATCGCTGCACCAGAGCACCGCATCTTTATTACCGGATTGTTTTTTTGCTCTGCGGACTAAAAATACAGGATTAGTTCCACTCATTACTTTATCCTCGATTCGTGTAGAATGGAGGTGCCTTAACAGCACCCCGATATATCAGGTTGTTATGTCCGGTACGCTTTGGTCGGTTGGACCGGACAGGGCACGCCCGCTTCGGTGGGCGTTTTCTTAATGAACGGTGATGAAAACTCTTTCTGAGTAATCGAGTTTGTAGCTGCGGTAGTTACCAAACCCGGCCTTATCGCCATCGTTTACCTGAACCGCAAGCAGTGAAATAGCTGTTACTGCACAGTGAGGGCAATCGAACTGACCGAGCACATAGCCGCCATCGAGAACGACGGTTGTTTCACCGTTTTGGGCTGAGTGAATAACGCCAGACACTTTCTTTTCGCAGTTGAATAATGCGATTTCTTTATTTACTGCTTTCAGATTTAATTCGACTTTTACGATTTGCATAATTATTCCTGTTGGTTTATTCAGGGTGTAAGAATCCACGCCAAACTAATGGCGAATTTTTGATTTCATATTTCGGGACTGCTATTTAGCCTTCGTGCGCCATCTGGTCGTAAGAAGCGCAGCGCTTGGAACAATATTCTTTCTCTTTGCGCGTCAGCTGTGAGCCGTTGCGATAGAGAAGGGTGCTTTTGATTACTTCTTCTGTTTTAACCGGCTTGCCGCAATATCCGCATTTCTTGTCTAACATGACATCCTCCGCTAGTGGCTGAGTCCATGCCCCAGACCGTTCAGATAAACTTCAACCAGCAAATCCTTGGTGTAAGTCATCTCCACGCCGCGATGCAGATACAAACGTCCGCGAGCGTTAGCTGATGCTGTCCAGGTTGAGTCTTTGTGTTTGACGAGCATCCCCGGCTGAACTGCGCCGCGGTTTACTGTCTGTGTACCGTAGTGCTGATGAACCATGATGTTCTCCAGTTTTTCTGAGTGAACTTCGCTGGTGGTGCCGCGGCGCTGATCTTCACGGTTGAGCGTTTTAACTCTGCAGTTCACCACCGCGAAGCTCACTTCTGTGCTTTGCCCTTGTCGCCAGGCTAGCGGAACGTTTCAAACCTACTGCGCGTTAATCTCACCACCTCATTCCGGTCTTCGTATGCCCCGGATGGCTACTTCGTGGGCGTCCTGCCTCGGTGGTTGTGTTGATGTGGATTTATATTAAGCCTAAGACTTAATTCATGTCAAGCTTATAGCTAACACTGTGATTAAGTTTACGGCTTATTTTTTTGGCGAATGCATGTGAGCAGAGGATGCTATGGTCAGAAAAACATCAATGAGGGTGAGTTATGGATCGTGACGAACTGGAAGAAGACCGAGCAGCATTTATTGCGGGTGAGATTGGTGGTGCAGTTGTCAGTCTGATAGCTAACGGAATAGTGATCAGCCGGGATGCAATTGTTGATAGCTTGGAGGCTAAGCGTAGGACAGTGGGTAATGTGATTCACAAAGGGGTATTGCGGGATGCGGCTGCTATGGTGAGAAAAGGGCAATAAAAAACCCGGCAATGCCGGGTCGATTTACTGTCTACTCAATAACCTGAATGCGGTGTAAACAGCACCGATGATTGCTGGGATTGCTAAGATTATCGCTAGCTTGGCTTCTGCAATAGCAGTCTTGGTATTAGCTTCGATTAGCTTAGATGAGTTGTCAATCTTGTCAGCCGTGCCTTTGGAAGTTGCGTCAAAGCGTTTGTCAACGTCATCAAATCGCTTTTCGATGCTATCAAACCGATCGTATACACGGTCAAATTTAACATCCATTTTAGCCATCGTTTCGTTAAGGCGTGACAATGTTAACTCGATCGAGTCAACTTTTTTTTCCAGTCGTTCTAAACGCTCAGTCATATCGCCACCTCCACCATTACCACCATCATAGCTGTTGATGTCAGTGCCGTCAGTAATTTCTTCCTTCCGTTTACGCCTGGTCTCGTCAAGATCAAAAATTGGCATTATTAATTTTCAACCTCGTTTTTGTTTACACTGACATAAAAAAAGGACTCAATCGAATCTACAAATTCTCTGTTGCCCAGCTTGATCATGTCTTCCGCGAGGTTACATTTGACTTGATAAACTCCGCTTTTCTTAAATTCAACACCATGAATTTCAAGGTGGGCCAACGTTACTTTCTGTCCATCATCTGGCTCAGAGAATAAAGGTACTTGCATTTGATTGTTGGAAGTCACAGCAGGATCTATGACTGTATTTCCATCAAAGAGAATATCCGCATCTACAGCATATGGCTGATTAGTGGAAAACAGCATGCCAGTCGTCACAATCACAATATATGACATATTGGGATCAGCATTTCTTATTAGCATCTGAGGTGTATAGGACTGGCTACTGGCTATCATGCCTGGACTAGCGACGGTGACATAAGCAAAAGAGATTTTGTTAATTGCCATGTTTATTCCTGATAAAAGGTTACGAATTAAGAACAACCCCGTATCTGGAGTATGTGGGGTTAACATACTGGTGGTTATGACATTTACTCAGCATCACCCTTAATCCGCCGCCCCATATACTTTGCGTACAGCTCATCGAGTTCTTTCAATCGCAGAGATACGATCCGCAACATGTTCTGTTGTTCTTCTTCTGGCAGTTGGCGGTAGAGCTCCAGCAGGCGCTGTTCATCAGGCTTAAGACCATCCTTCTCTCCAACATCCTCACCAAGCAGCCAAGGGACGGATACCCCAGCAGCATCAGCAACCGCTAATGCAGAACTTTTGCTGATAACCCCTTTTTTAAACCAGCCGTTTACGGATTGCGGAGTAATCCCCGCAACCCTTGCCATATCAGATTTTGTCATCCCCCGCTGCGTCAGTTCTGTCAAACGCTCGATGAGAATCGGGTTAAGTATTTTTTTCTCAGCCATATCAAAAGAATAAGCCTTTTGCTTATAAAATAAAATTCGCCTGGGACTTGATTTGTGTATAAGTCTAAGGCTTAATTTGTTCGTGTATCTTTTGGAGACAATGATGAACGGATTAGAGAAAGCTATCAAAAAAGCAGGTAATGCCAGCAATCTTGCAGCATTACTGGGCATAAAGCCCATGTCAGTTAGCCGCTGGAAGACGCGCTATAAAGGTGCTGTTCCTCCGGACCGCGTATTACCGATTTTCAGGGTTACAGGTATTACACCACATGAACTGCGACCAGATTTGTATCCCAACCCTACGGATGGATTACCAGCTCAGGAAGCGAGGGCATAACCATGCAGTCACTATCACTTCATCAAAATACCGGATATCAACCGGCTGCGATGATAAATCGCAATCAACCTGTCTCGGTAGATAAACATGACCAGATCCGCGATGCCGTTCGTGCGTGGGCGGGTGTCGATGGTCAGGATGTCGTTTCTGCTCTGATCGTCGAAGAGTACCAGGCGCAAGGGGGAGACGAGATCACTTTCCCTGATGACCTCAGCCGACAGCGTCAGAAGCTTTTCCGCTTCCTGGACAACCATTTCAACAGCGAACGGTACCGCGAAAACGTTCGCCAGCTGACTCCGGCAATACTTGCTGTTCTGCCGCTGGAGTTCCGCAATCGCCTACTACCAGAAGACAACGTTATGGCCCGCCTGGCGCGGCTGGAGAAGGAGACCAGTGAAGCGAAGATTGCCGTCGCTATGAATGCGCCACGGCATCAGAAGCTGAAAGAGTTGAGCGAGGGGATCGTGGAGATGTATCGCGTTGACCCTGGGTTAACCGGTCCGCTGATGGAAATGGTGCAGATGATGCTGGGTGCGATGTGAGGGGAAACAGCAATGAACCACATCGAATTTATCGAAAAGCACGTTCGGGAAGAACTGGTCCGGCAGGGCTTTACTGCGGCAGTAGCGCAGGGGGGGGGCATTTCAGGCTGTCGATATGTACAAGCGCATGTCTCAGGCAAGTCGCAAAGGGAGGATTTTTGATGATGTTTTGCGTCACGCGAAATTATGGGCAGAAAAACAGACGTTGCCTGCGGATCGATTTGAAACTAAGCGCGTTAAGCGCGGTGGTCAGCAAGGACTGTTCTGAAAAGGGTGAAGACCGCTGTGTTCCAGCACAGACGGCCTTCGGGTGCAATTCGTTGCGTACTCATTGCGAGGTCATTATGACAAAGAGTTTTTCAAAATACCAGGTAAGGGAGGCATAGCTATGTCGAATGTCGCCTACGCCGATTTTGCGGCGCGTACCGCCGTCAGGAGCAACCGGATGGAGAACCAGAAGACCGGATTCATCCCGTTGTACCGGAGTGTACTGAAGAAGCCCTGGGCTAAAGATGTTTTCCTGCGCACTCTGTGGGAGAACCTTCTGTTGGGCGCCGCCCGCCAGCCCTACACGGCAAACTTTAAAGGCCGGCAGTGGCCATTACAAACCGGACAACTGGTGACCACGTCGGCAGATCTCGGGCTGAAATTATGCGACCGAAATGGTGAGCCAACAAGTCGTCATGCAGTGGATCGAATGCTGTCTCTTTTCGTGAAAGAAGGGATGATTTCAACCGCTGGCGAGAAGAGAAAAGGCACTGTAATTACCATCACAAATTTCGCGCATTACGCTCAAAAAATGGACGATTTACCCGCGCATAACGCCGCGCATAACAGCGAGCATAGCCCCGCGCATAACGAACCCAGCAACGGCGAGGCTTCGGGAGTGGATGCCGAGCATAACCCCGAGCATAAGGGCGCGCTTAAGCCCGAGAATCATGAACAAGAAGTAATATTAAATACTAACGTATTTAATGTACGTCAGAGAATTTCAAAAATTGTTCCTGATGCAGCTGTCCAGACTCCGAAAGGTGACAAGTGGGGGACATCTGACGATCTCCGTTGTGCAGAGTGGATGCTGGCGCTGCGCGACATCACCAAACCATCCCTGAAAAAACCGAATATAGCTGGCTGGGCGAATGATATACGCCTGATGCGCCAACTGGACGGACGCACCCACAAAGAGATTTGTGAGCTGTTCCGATGGGCCTGTAAAGACTCGTTCTGGTACAAAAATATTCTCTCCCCCGCAAAGCTCCGCGCCAAGTGGGACACGTTAACCCTTCACAGCGAAGACACTACCCGTAAGCCACGCACAGATGTCAGCGCAAACAAATCCGAAACTGGCCCGCACTGGAACAGTCCTGAAGCATGGGAGAAATTTTTATGACCCCGGATCTTTATCGTGCAATTCAGAATCGCGACAGCGAAATGCTATCACGCATGGCTGGAGATTCTTACGACGGACGCAAGGTTGTTAACGCTGACGCTGAAAAGCTGGTGGATATGCTTTTTGAAAACCTCATGCAGGTATTCCCGGCATCCACTCAGACGAACCTACGTACTGATGCTGATATTCGCGTTGCAAAGCAGCAATGGATCGCGGCTTTTGCTGAGTCAGGCATCACCTCCCGTGAGCAACTTTCCGCGGGGATGCAGAAAGCCAGATCCAGCCAGTCACCGTTCTGGCCGTCGCCGGGTCAGTTTATTTCGTGGTGCCGTGAGGGGAGTGGTGCGCTGGGGGTCAGTGTGGACGACATCATGAGCGAATACTGGCGCTGGCGGAAACTTGTTTTTCGCTATCCGACCAGTGAGCAGTTCCCATGGAAGGATAAAAACCCACTGTATTACCACGTCTGCCTGGAGCTTCGCCGTCGTGGAACAGAGGGACAGTTCAGTGAGAAGGAACTTATCCGAGCCGCTGGTGACATCCTGCATGACTGGGAAAAGCGAGCACTGTCCGGTAAGCCGGTACCGCCAATCCGTCGCGCACTTGCAGCGCCGAAAGCAGCTACTGGCCCAACACCGGCAGAGATGCTGATGGCTCAGTACAAACAACGCAAAAACGCCGGTCTGGTCTAATGGGGGAAATCATTATGGCAAGCAAATCACTGTGGGCAATTGTCGATTTTCTTCGGGTTAACCAGACCATCACGCCGCGTCAGGTTCAGAACCTGCTGGGATGCGACTGCAAGAAGGCACACAACCTGTTGCTTCACCTGGTACGCAGAGCTGTAGTAATCCGCTCTGGCGAGCCGCATCGTCCAGTCTATTCACTTCAACCCGGCGGGGAGCTGAACATCAAGCAGATCAAATCGAGTGTGCGAAAAAACATGGTTACTTCAGTATGTCGCACAAGTCCTGCAATGCAGCGGGTTCTGGCGTTTTACGGGAGAACATCAGTATGACCGACAACACGGCGATTCTCGATATGTGCTGCGGCTCCCGCATGTTCTGGTTCAACAAGCAGGACACCCGTACCGTGTTTGCTGATATCCGCGCTGAAGAGCACGAGTTGTGCGATGGTCGCCGCCTGGTTATCAGTCCCGATCTGATTGCCGACTTCCGTGCGCTGCCATTCGCCGACGCAATGTTTCCGGTTGTTGTGTTTGACCCACCGCACTTGGAACGCGTGGGCCAGTCTGCATGGATGGGTAAAAAATACGGGCGACTGAACAAAAAAACGTGGCGTTCTGATTTGCGCTCCGGGTTCAAAGAGGCGTTCAGGGTGTTGAGGCCACACGGCGTGCTCATCTTCAAATGGAACGAAACGCAGATCCCAGTTAGCCAGATTCTGGCGCTTACAGATGTGAAACCTGCAATTGGCCAGCGTACCGGAAAGAACGATAAAACCCACTGGATTATCTTTGTGAAGGACTAACCCATGACAACTAACAAACTAACAGACGAGCAGCGTTGGTGTCCTGACGTTGACCCTATCACGCGCTATCCATTATTCATGTGGATTAGCCACCCGGAGCTTGGTTACGTTCCTACCTATGGAGGTCCGTATGACAGCTACACCCTGACTGAACGTGACGAAAACGGAGAATTTTTCCGTCATCGATATGACCATGACTGTGGTGGCTGGGTTGAAGATGAGTATGTCGGGCTTATTGTTGTGGAGGATTGGCTACCAAAAAACCAGGTAGAGCTTGACGAATATGTGCGGGATAACCCCACGATAGAGCTACAGGAACGCCGCAAGGCTGATAGCACTGAGTCTGTTTCGTTCGACGAACTGAATGCAGCGGTAGCAGAGGTCACTGGATGCAATCAACATGCGTGGAACGCCAATATTTACAAAGGGCATCAGGCTGTACCATTTATGAATTACAACTCGCTGGCACGTATCGTTGATAAATATCGCGTCCCGAAGCCAGCATCTGAACGCGAACAGATACGCCGTGAACATGCAGCGTGGTCACAGGCTACTTTTGGCGATGTCGGTCCAGTTGGTCCTCTGAAGCACCTTTCTAAAGAAGCGCTCGAGGCTGCTGCTGAACCAGGCGACCTTAGCGAATGGGCTGACATGCAATTCCTGTTATGGGATGCGCAACGTCATGCTGGTATCAGTGACAAGCAGATTACCCTGGCGATGGAAGAAAAGTTGGCGGTGAATATGGCGCGCCATTGGCCGGAGCCGAAAGACGGAGAACCACGGCTGCACATCAAAGCGGATCAACAGCAGGAGCACAAGTGATGGGTCAGCTACTGCAATAGGCCACCAACAGAGTTATCGAGCTGGAAAACCTCCCGCTGGCTGATGTTTCTGAAACCGTCAGGCCAGCGGAAGTCAGCATATGTTTAAGCTATTAAGCTTCAATACAACGTGATGGCAGCAATATTCGCTATGTAATTGCAAATATTTCGAAAGTGATTCTTGTTCTTCCACTCCAATAGCACATAATCCTACACCATCCAGATAATAAGAATACTTATCGTTCCTATTCAGTTTTTTGTGACACTCAAAGATTAAATCAGATACACTTTCGGCAGATAAATTAATAGCTGGAAACATT